TATCCAAGGCAGCGAGGACTTTGGCACTAGCCTCAGGCGCATCGCTTCTGGTGTGCTGATTGACATTGCCAACCAACTGCTGCGAGTGTTTGTCATCCAAAAGGCAATCAACGCCCTTAGCGGTTTGTTTGGCGGTGTGACTGGCGGCGGCGGCTTTGCGCCTGGCGTTGGATTTAACCCCAATGTGTTCTCCATGCCATCACTGCTTGGACGCGCCAAGGGCGGCAGCGTCATGGCAGGGCAGCCTTATCTGGTAGGCGAGCGCGGTCCGGAGCTATTCATGCCAGGTCGCAGCGGCGGCATTGCACGTGCTGGGAGCTTCGGCGGTGGCGCCAATATCGTGGTCAACGTCGACGCAGGTGGCTCCAGCGTGCAGGGCGACTCCAATCAAGGCAAGCAGCTTGGTAGCGTGATCGCAGCTGCGGTGCAGGCAGAATTGGTGAAACAGCAGCGCCCTGGCGGCATCTTGGCACGCTAATCATGGCAACCTTTCCTGCGGTTACTCCTAGCTACGGCGCACAAAAAACAAGCCGCCCCCGCGTGCGCATTGCGCAGTTTGGCGATGGTTATGAGCAACGGACAAGCTTTGGCATCAATCAGAACCCAAAAGAATGGAGCCTAAGCTGGCAGAACATCACAGAAGCTAACTCGGATTCAATCGAGACATTTCTAGATGCTCGCGCTGCTGATGGCGCCAGTTTTGACTGGACACCACCCGCCGAGGCTACAAGTTACAAATGGGTTTGTCTGGAATGGGACAAGCAGATCAACTACACAGGTAGAGCAACGATCACTGCCACCTTTCGCCAGGTATTTGAAGCATGACCGTACCGCAGTCGATACAGGAGCAGATCCAGCTCCTCAATCCTTCGGCCATTATTGAGCTGTTTCAGATGCAGCTCACCGAAGCGGTCAACGGTGTTGACGAGACGTTCTACTACCACGCTGGCACTAACGGTCTAACCACCAGCGTCGTATTCGCCGGCATTACCTACACGCCGTTTCCCATTGAGGTTGAAGGCTTTGACCTGACATCAAAGGGCACATTGCCGCGTCCGACGATGCGCATTTCCAACGTTGCCGGAACAATCACGGCATTACTACTGGTGTACAACGTCCTCAATGCCAAGGTCACCCGCATCCGCACCTGTCAGAAATTCCTTGATGCTGTCAACTTCAGCGGTGGCGTCAACCCAACAGCCGATCCAACGGCCAAGTTCACCGACGAAGTTTGGTATGTGGACCGCGTAGTCCGCGAAAACATCGAGCTGGTGGAGCTGGAGTTGATTAGCAAACTGGACCTGATCAACCTTGTTTTGCCTCGCCGGCAAGTGCTGGAGCATTGCCCATGGAAGTATCGCGGTGCAGAGTGTGGCTATACCGGCAGTGCATACTTTGATATCAACGACAACGCTGTTGCCAATGCCAGCCAAGATGTGTGCGGCAAGCGGTACAACAGCTGCGCCAAGCGCTTCCCTACTGGCAACCTTCCCTTTGGTGGCTTCCCTGGAGCACGACTGCAGATCTGACGCTGAGGCGCACGCCTTGGCCGAGTTCCCGCGTGAATCTTGCGGTCTGATGGTGGATGGCAAGTATTGGCGGTGCCGCAATGTGGCAGAAGATCCCTGCGCTGATTTCGTGCTGGATCCCCGCGACTACCTAGCGGCTGCACTGTCCGGTGCTATCGAGGCGGTAATCCACAGCCACCCAGAAGACACGCCGCCCAGCCCTGCTGACCTATCTGCCTGCGAGCAGTCCAAACTGCGCTGGTACATCTTCCAACTCGGCACTGGGCAATGGCTGACTATCAATCCCTGATCGGGCGCGAGTGGGATTACGGCAGGCAAGACTGCTACACGATTGTGCGCGACTACTTCGCGTTGCAGGGGATCACGCTTCCCAACTTTGATCGCCCCGACGAGCTGGAAGCCAGCCCCAGCATCTACCTACGCGAGGCAGTAGCACTGGGTTTCAAACAGGTGCCATTTGCTGAACGCCGACCCGGTGACGTGCTGATCATGCGACTCGGGACGCGGCACCCCATGCACGCAGCCGTGCTGGTGGATTACGACCGGATCCTGCATCACCTAGACGAAGCGCCTAGTGCCGTGGAAGACCTGCGCAGCTACTATGTAAAGAGCATTGCTGCGGTGTTCCGATATGCAGCGGGTTCGTCTGCTGGGTGAGCTGGGCGAACGGTACGGCACCGAGCACACCTACTACAACCTGCGCACACCAGCGGACGCGATCAAGCTTCTGTGCATCAACATGCCGGAGCTACAGCAGGAGCTGATGACTGCCCACGAACGGGGCATTGGTTACCGCGTCCTGCAGGCTGATCAGGACATGGGCTACAGCGATCTGCGGCTACCAATCGGTCAGAACGACCTGGTGCTAGTGCCGGTTATTGCTGGTTCGGGCAAGGGTCTCACGCAAGTATTGATTGGTGTTGGCTTGATTGCCGCATCGTTTTTGATTCCAGGTGCTGCGGCTATTGGCACATTTGGATTGACTAAGGCGATTGCGGTCAAGGGTCTTGTTGCAAGTATTGGCGGATTTTTAACCTTAGGTGGAGTCGCCCAGCTGCTCTCACCGCAACCAACTGTTCCCACCCTCGGCAACCAACGATTTGGCGGCGGCACCAATGCCAGCACCCGTGGACCGCAAAGCCTGACCCGTGGCGCTGATGGCCAACAGTCTTACGCCTACACCGGCGCAGCCAACACGGTCGGCGTCGGTCAAACCATCCCCGTGGCTTACGGCAAGGTACTGATCGGCAGTCAGCTGCTATCCGCCAACGTTGAAGTCACCGACGAATCAGATCCATTGCAAACCGCAATTCGTACACCAAGCAGCGAAACAGTTCGCATCGGTGGCGATGTTGTGCAATGGGGATTGAGCGATGTGCAAGGCATCTCTACACGCCGCACCGATCAGGGTAGTTTTGGCGGCACCGATCAGGCCAATCTTTACTACAACATTGGCTTGTCAAATGGTGCTACTGCAACGTATTTCTTTGATACAAAAGACAGCAAGCGTAGTCGGTTTGGTGTTTGTTTAGCACTGCCCGTTGGCTTGCGTGATCGCGTAGCAGGTGCTGGCACAACACTTGTTGATGGTTTTATTACTTATCGCGTTGATGTTTTGCGTAAAAATACTGATGACCTATTGGCATCAGCACAGGCAACGATCCAAGGTTTGACATTCGATCATTACCGGTGGATCCATCGTTTTACACATGCCGACAACCCGAGCGACAATGGAACCGTCAGGGTGGAGATCGTGGACTTCCGCTGTGAAGGCGATGTTTACCTGCAACTGCAAGCCAGCGGATACGACCTGTAATGGCACTCAACTCCACCTCCACGATCAAGATTCTCGACCTTCTGTGCGAGGGTCCGATTGATGGCATCGTCGGGCAGGAAGCTGGCGTATATCTCAACGAGACTCCGATCCTTAGCAGCAGCGGTGAACGCAACTTTCCAGCGCAAGACATCAATTATGAATACCGCGAAGGCACTGCAACACAAACTCCGCCTAGCACTGCGCCTGGCGTTACCTCAACTGTCACTGAGATCAATACAGAAGTCGGCAAGAACTATGAGGAAGATCTCAATGTCAACGATGAAGTAATCGCTCGTCGCTACGGCGGTGGCACCGTTATTCGTCAGATCACAGATACCGATGTAGACGCGTTTCAGATCCTGTTTACCGTTCCGCGTCTGTTCTCGGTTGCCAAGGAAGGGCTGGCGCAAGGTCAAGCATTTAGCGCCACTGTTGGCATCATCGTGCAGGTACAAGCACGCGGCGAAGCGTATAACACGGTTTACAGCCGCCGCGTCACCGGCGTATCGACCACCAGCTATCAGTTCAAAACACCGCGCATCAATCTGACTGGCAGCGGTCCTTGGAACATCAAGGTCATCAAGGAAGATCTTGGTGAAGACAGTTTTGAAGTCAAATACACCAGCTTCCGCGATACACCGCAGAACACCAGTGTTGCCAATGATCGCGGCAACCAGCTGCTCTGGACCAGCCTGATCGAAGAGCAATACATCCGCACCGGCTATCCGTTCTGCGCTGTTACTGGTCTATCGGTTTCAACGCGGCAGTTCGACAGCCTGCCAACTCGCGCCTACCTGATCCGTGGTCGCCGGGTGATGATTCCGAGCAATGCCACGGTGCGTGCAGATGGCAGCCTGCAGCTTGATGGCTCGTTTGATGGCAGTCTGCGTGGTCCCGTGTGGACGACCTGCCCAGTCTGTTGTTTCTACGACATGCTCACCAATGGCCGCTATGGCGCTGGTGATTTTGTTACGGCAACGAATCTGAGCTGGGTCGATCTGTACCCGCTGGTGCGTTACGCCAACCAACAAATCACCAATCCAGACGGCACAACTGAACCACGTTTTGCCTGCAACGTTGTCATTGGTGATCAGGCTGAGGCGTACAACGTCCTGCAGGATCTTGCCAGTGTCTTCCGTGGTTTGCTGTATTGGTCTGCCGATGTAATTCAAGCTGCTGCTGATCACGGCAATCTTGATGGCACTGCGTTGTCGCCTGTTCATCTCTACAACAACGCCAATGTCATCGATGGCGTCTTTGAATACTCAGGTAGCTCACTCAAAACCCGGAGCACTAGCGTTCGCGTTCGCTACAACGACCCAGAAAACTTCTACAAATCCAACTACGTCGTTGTTGAAGACTCGGCGCTGATCACCAAATACGGCTATCAAGTCAAAGAGATTGTTGCTTTTGGTTGCACGTCTAAATGGCAGGCGCAGCGCGTGGGTCGCTGGGTGCTCAAGACTGAAGAGCTAGACGGCGAAACGATCACCTTCACTACCGGCCTGCAGGGTGCTGTTGTGCTGCCAGGGCAGATCTTTGCGGTCGCTGATCAGCTGCGTCAAGGGCAGCGCATTTCAGGTCGTATCAGCAGCGTGGCTGGCACTGCAGTTGTGGCCGATCAAACCGTCACGCTTCCCAGTGGCAGCAGCCATCAGCTGACTTGTCTGTTGCCCGATGGAACGCTTGAAACCCGTGCGATCACTAGCGTTGCCGGTTCCACGATCAACATCGCATCGGCCTTCACTCTTACGCCACAAGCACAGGCGCTGTATTCAATCACCAGCACTGCAATCGCTCAGCAGAAGTTTCGCTGCATCTCGATTGCTGATAACGGCGACGGTCAATTTAGCATCACCGGCTTGGTGCATAATGACAGCCTTTACACCGCTGTTGACACTGGCACGAATCTGATTTTTGAGCCAATCAGCCGTTACGACGAAACGCCACCTGCACCTACTGGGTTGACGCTGACGACTAGCCAGATCAGCAGTGGCGCCAACATCTTCAACCGCATCACGGCATCGTGGACACGCGGCGAAGCTGGCAATGCGTTCAGCTATGAGGTTCGCTTCAAGGTTGGCAACGGCAACTACGTCATCACGCAAACAACTGACTCTGAGTTTTACATCGACGCCGTACCGCCTAACACTGCGCTGAGCTTTGAGGTTCGCTCTGTCGGTCAAGCGCCTCTGCAGAAAAGATCACCATGGACGCTGCAGACAACAACCACGCCAGAAAACAACAGCGGCTCCGTTACTGTCCTG